GTCGTGTAGATGATGCCCGATAATCCCGTGGTCGGGGCGAGGTAGTTCGTTTTGCCGTAGTATGCGCGATAGGTGGCGTTCGGGTCCTTGAAGCCCGTGAACTCAAAAGTCGTGCCGCCCTTTTCGGGCTTCTTGAAGTGTGCGCCGTTGAGGCCGACGAACTCGCCGTTGACGAGGGTAGAGGCTGGATAGACGGGTGCGGAGGCCGTGCCCGTGCCGTAGCCGGCGATGCGGAAGTCCTCGGGATCACCGCCAACGGGGACGGTGTTGTCGAAGAAGTTGGGGTGGCTTTGGATTTTCTCCGTGCTTAGGCTGACGGCGCCGCTGATGTTGGCGACCGTAGTCGTCGCGGTTGTCCATGCCCCGGTCGAAGCGTTTTCGGTGCAGATGCCGACATACTCGACCTTGTACTTGATGAGGGACGCGGCATCGTATTCACGCTGGATTTTCCAAGCCTTCATGAAGCTGAAGACCGGGTGGTCTGAGCCTTTCTTGGGAGGGTTTCCAGCGGAGTCGCCGGTCCACATTACCGTTGAAGTCAGCAGTCCGTAGCCGTCATTGCTTACGGTGGCTCCTGGTTGATACTTGGCGGTCGTTAGGGCGTCGCCTGTCTTGATTAGTGCCATGATGGATTAGCGGGACATTCCCGGGGAGTAGAGTGGGTATTTGCGACCGAGGGGTTTGGTCGGGTCTTTGTCGATACCCGCGTTGACGAGTTGGCCGAGCTTTGAGTCGATGCTGTCGAGTTTGGTGTTGGCTTCCATAGCCAAGGCAATCTGCGGGGAAGAGCCGACGCCAATCACGCCAGAGCCAAGAAGATTGTTCGTTGATGCAGGGGCAGTCGGTGGCTTTGCCAAATCTGGGTCATTCTTCATGTCCTCGGCAATCATGGCCTGAACCCTGTCTTGGATGAACTTGCCGCTTGCTGCGTTTCTGGCCAGACCGGAAGTCGCGGCAGCCGAGGCCATGCCGGGAGGCATCGCTGCTTTAATCTCGTCCAGGATGGCCTTACCCCTTGGGTCGTTCTCAAGGAAGTCTTGCGTAACTTGTTCTCTGGTGAGTTTTGACTGCTCCACCTTTTCCTTCGCCTTCCTTTCGTTTTCACGCTTCTTCTCGTAATATTTATCCTCTGCGGACATCAGCTCGTTAGTGTCGTTAAGGGCGGCTTCGTGGGCTTCTTCGCGTCTCCTTTGATTGTCTGCAATTGCCTTTCCGATATAAGCCATGGCGCTGGTGAGGAGGGCCATCGGTCCAAGGAAGGACAGGAAGATGTCTTTGAATGAGGTGCCGAACTTCTTGCCGATTTCACCGACCTGTTTGGCAAAGCCAGCGGTCGCCGCCTTGGCCTTGTCCATGGCCTGCGGGACGTCCGAGGTCGTCTTGATGTTTACTTCGAGGGATTGGGCCATGTCAGTCGGTCTTCTCCTTTGCAGGATTGGAAGCGGAAGCGGCCTCCTCCGATGCCATGAAGGCTTCCTCCTCGGGCGTCATGATCTTCAGCTCGGCCCCCTTACGCATGGCGAAGACCGCGTTGAGCCAGATGGCTTGGCACTCCGGCATCTCCCATGCCCGCTTCTCCTCGATGCCCGAAGCGATAAGGTTGGCGACAATGGCTAAGGGCCAAGGGACGCCGTTGTCTCCACCGCTCTTTTTACCACTCTGTTCCCAGAACTTGGGCCAGTCTTGGACCAGGACGTAGCCGGCAAAGGCATTAAGCATGGCCTCAAACTTTTTGGGATGGTTGTTCAGGTATGCTATACGCGCCCTATCAGCCAATCCTATCTCTCCTAGCCTTTCCTCGGCGCATACCTGGCAGGCGAAGATAAGGTCCGAGGGGGTGACATTCCCTCCCATGATCAGCGGGGACTTGAAGGCCGTCAGTCTCACGCGGTACTTGAGGCACCACGGATAAAGCGAACGACCCAGCAACTTGAAGGGAGCCGGGTCGATGAAGGCGTTCAGAAAGCGTTCGTCCATTCCTGGACTATGCCCCTGCCGTCCGCTGGGTCAATTAGGGCGTGACGTCGATACCTTCGTAGCAAACTGCCGTGACCGAGACCGAGGTGAACTCCTTGTTGGTGCCCTTCTCGGAAACACCCGTGATGGTGCCTTCGTAGGATACCGAAGCCGTACCACCAGGGTAGGCCGAGGCGGTGTTAAGGGTAAAAGTTAAAACCGCTCCAAGGATGGGCATCGTCGAGGTCTTGCAGATGCCGTCCACGGTGATCTCGGTCTTACGGTCGTTGTAACGGGCGGTCTTGGTCAGGCCCGACTCATCCTCGACCATGTTGGTAAGGTTGAACGTCGAATTGACCGTGTAGGACTGAACGAAAAGGTGCGTGACGGTACCCGCAACACCATAGAGGCAAGTAGTTCCAGTAGAGACGGCGGCCATTTGTCTTTGCCCTGTTTGGAATAACTATCAGGGGGCGAGGCAGACCATCACCGAGAAGGAGAAGGCGGTCGCCCAGGAGCGTTCGTCCACCCCTTCGTCCTCGGATAGGATGCTAACGTCGTAGCAGGACGCGTCGGCCCCAGCCGTGAAGGCGGCTTGGATGCTCGCGAGGTCGCGCATATTGCCGACCAAGGCGGCGCAACGGAGGCGGTGATCGGCGAGGGTCGTGTCGTCGGCGTTGGAGAAGAGGGTGATGCGGACCGAGCAGTCGTAGTTCCCGGCACCCTCGGGCAGGCTACCGGGCGGGCGCGCGGAGTCGCAGAGGACCACGGCCTTCGGGAGGGTCTGGGTCGCGGCGGAGTCACCCGTCAGGAAGGAGACGGTGGTGAGGCCCGTCTGCGTGGACAGGTAGGTGGCGAGCGTGGACTCGACGATGTGGCGGATGGATTTGGTGCCCATAAAGGGTATTTGCGGTTGAACTTGTTGATGTCGGTATCGACTAGGTTGCGGATTTTGGCGGGCATCTGTCGGACGCGGTTTTCATAGACTAGGCCAAGGACTCCAGCTTGGTCGGCGATGCCGAAGATGTTGCCGTTCATATTTCGGATGCTTACATTGGCAGTCTTGTCGGTGAAGGTGCTTGTGCTTAAGCCGACAACTGAAGTGTGCCTGGTAATCCAGCCAGCCCTGCGGAGGGCGGAACCCGCGTTCTTTTCGACTCCATTGATTACGGGCTTAGGCAAGGACATCAAAGCCCGATACCAGCCCGACTTGATGGCGCCGACTGTTTTCTGGCGTTGCTCGATATAGGTATCGATGTCGGCCTTGCGCTCGACGACCCGCTTGTCGAGGGACTTGACCCCGCTGACGTTGCGTCCGTTCTTCCAGAGACGGCCTTGGTTTCTGGAATAGATTGGATTATAAACCGTATCGATTTGCGATGGGCTTTGAATGAAGCCGGCATTCGCGCTGAAGTCATTTGCGGCAACTCGGGTGCCGATGCGGTTGAAGTAGTTCCTCGCCTTTTTGAAGCCCCATTCGGTGCCGTAGCCGTTGTAGTTCAGGGATAGGATGCGGGCGACGAAGGAATTGGCCGAGATGATGGAGGACTGGGACGAGGCCAACTTCCAGAAGAGGCCGGAGTTGTTGTTCAAGGCGAGGGAGCCAAGCCGCTTGATGACGCGGGCGGCCTTCGTTTTGTTGCTTCCGCCCGTCAAAGGCACGACCACCTTGCCGACGTCTCGGTCGATGGCCTGTTCGCCTGCCTTCTTGGCATCATTTGTTAAGCCTCCGCCACCACCAGGAACCAGCGGAGGGGTGAAGATGGCAGCGTCCTGACAAGCCAAGGCCGCTTGCTCTAGGGTGGCGTCGCGTAGGGTTTGCTTGCTGGCGGTTGCGAACTTCTGGATGGCGAGTTCAAAAGCCGCCAAACTGGAAGACTTCAGGGAAACCTTGACCACTTTATTGGTTGTCGTCGATGACGACGAGCGTGATCCACGCCGACCCGGGCTTGTAGGTCTGGGTCGTGATGCGGACGGTCTTGCCCCCAGCTACGATTTTCTTCCCTTGGGCGAGGGAGGCGATGGGGACACCGCCCGACAGTAGGGCCGCCGATGCCCCATTAGACCCATCTGGGAGGCTCCAGGAGGCCGTTACGGCGGGAAGGCGGACGGTGTACTGGGTACGCTCACAATACCCCCCTGCCTCGAGGACGGTCGCGACGGCGGGGTCGGAGATGAGGCAGAGGAAGGTGATGGCCCCAGAGTTGGCGGAGCCAGCCACGCCGAAGTCGGCAATCATCTCCTTGGCGTCGGGCAGGAACTCAGAATAGAGGCTCATCACTTTTGCCCGATTTGGCATAAAAACAAAAGACCCCCAAGGGGTGAGCCAAGGGGGTCTCGTTTAAGCGGCTAGGCCGCCACCGTTTAGGCGGTGGTCAGGCGGCGGAGGGACGTCGCACGACCCACGGCGCAACCGAAGAGGAGGGTAGCCGTGACGTTGAGGTAGCCCGACTGCTCCTGGATGACCATGACCTGCACCGAGAGGCCGGTCGCCGGGTCCGTGGCCTGAGAGACTTCAGCGCCAGGGATTTCGTTGAACGGGAGGGCGGTGGCGACAGCGATCGCGTCAGCGCCGCAGATGAAGCCCGCGAGGGACTCGGCGTTGGCGGAGAGGTTGCTGAACTGGTAGACCTGAGCGCCGGCGACCGAGCCGATGGAGCCGGTCGAGATGACGTTCGCACCGAGCTGGAAGGCGGCGATGATGGACGAGTCGCTGCGGAGGTCGGACAGGTAGCCGTTGCCGAGGACGAGGGCGCGCTTGTCAGGGGCCTTGGCGTCATCGAGGGTCTTCTGAGCGGCGACGACTTCAGCGTAGGAGATGTTCGCGCCGGTGTTCGTGCCGGAGCTGTAGTTCGCGGCGGTGATGAGGCTGTTGATTTCCGTCATGCACTTCTGGGACAGGGCGATGGCGGCGGTCTCGGCGAAGTTGGTCGCGAAGAACTGCATACCGTACTCGCGGACGTCGAGCGGGCTGAAGCGGCTGGACACCTTGAAGTGCTTGAGGGTGACGCTCGTCGAGGTGACGGTGGCGTCATCCTGCGTGAGGTAGCCGCCAGCACCGAACTCGGTGGCGGTCGACGTGCCGATGAGGGGGACCTGGATGGTCTTGCCGGCGCCGGCGATGGAGGAGGTGAAGACGGACGAGAAGCCGTTGAGGACGGGCAGCTTGTTCGCGAGGGCAGCGATCACGCCAGAGGCGAGGACGCTAGGAGCGGATGCGATGGAATTAGCCATGATGTATTAGGGAGAGATTAGGGTTAGGGAAAATTAGAGCTTCACGCCGCCGTAGAT